CTCATAGTTAAGGCTATCCAGAGCTGCCCTACTGGAATCATGCCCCTCCAAATGCACCATGTCCAACCCAGCGCGAGCCCCCACAGAGCCCACAGCTTTTCAGCTTGCCCTCGGGTTTGTTGAGAACGCATCAGTGGACATGGCAAAGGCCGTGGAGACGGCTGGAAAGTATAAGGATCTTAAGGTGATTGTGCCGTTGCTGGAGGGACTGGACATGGAGAAGGCACGGACCATTGCGCTGCCCAAGGATTATAGGCCAGTGAATGCTGTGGGAGATGTGTACGCGCGTGCCAAGACTGGGAAACCTGTGGCCCGCGTTAGTCAGGTCACGGCTAAGCAGATTCAGGTACGTGTGATTAAGCGCATCCCCGGGTACAGCTTTTACAAGGGCAACCCCACGCCCCCTGCATCCCATGGTTTACCATTGGGTTTGACGAGACAGGGTGTCTTGGCATCCTGTTTCGACAAAGTGTTCGTGTATGGAGGGACTGAGGGGAGCATGGGGAGAGTGCTTAGGGCTTACCCCAAGAAGGGAGCCAGCCCCTACGGCCGGATCACGCGGCCAGAGGCCAGAGTGGCCCTGGCTAGCTGTGGTTTGGTCGATAGGACTGCGCAGCCCAAGGTGAGCTTTCCTCTGGTGGGTGCACCCGGTGATCCAAACACGCTGAAGGTGAACCCCAAGTCCAGCAACGGGTTTCCGGTGCTGGGTCGATGGGAGGATCCTGGCTTGGCCCAGAAGTGTGTGGATTTGGCCGTGAGTGCGTACGCAGAGATGAGCAAGCTGGGCAACGCAGAGAAGTGGCTGCGGGATGCGGAGCAGGGCCGCCCCTGGTTGGTTGCCCTGATGGGGAAGGCCAAGGAGGATTACTATGCCCCAGAGAAGGTGGAGACCGCTCTACTGCGATTCTACAACTGCTTCCCGAGACAGATGATGTTGATTATGCAGACTGTCACGCAGCCGTTTGAGCAGCGGGCAGAGAACATTCTGGAGGATTCAGACCTGCACACAGGGCAGGGTGTGTCGTTGCCTCATGGCGGCGCGCACCGGCTAGTGGAGGCGCTGCAGCACCAGCTGGACGAGAGTGGCCGGGCGTTCGTGCACTTGGGAGATGACTCGTGGGTCATTTTCCGCGTGGGTGACCGCCTGGTTCAATTCGCGCTGGATTGCAGCAATTTTGACCTGACGCAGCACGCAAGTGTGACGGAGCAGGTGCACAGGGTTGTGCAGGAGGAACTGCGTGAGTACGACCCAGTTGCGGCGGACCTATGGTATGCCTACGCACGGGAACGTGTGGTGGTGACCGTGGGAAACGCTACATACAGGTGGAAGCACGCGGGTCCCTCGGGAATGCCCCTGCAGTCGAAGGTGAATGACATGCTGATGGATGTCATGATCCGCCGGGTGCTGGGGCGCTTGCAGTTTGCCGAGGATGCTGATGCAGCGAGGATTGAGGAGGGAGTGGCCAATGCAGTGGAGGGTGTTGCCCGTGATATGGGCTTTGTGGCCAAGCTGGAGCAGTTCTCTTGTAGAACAGCCAGCTCGTTGCAGAGCGCGTTGGAGGACACGCCCTTCCTGTTCATCGGCCATTACTTCTGGAGCGAGCGGAAGGACAAGCACAAGGACCCCAAGGTTCTGGTGTGCTGTGACGTCGCGCGCTCCCTGGCCCAGTTGCCCTACCCAACCGTCAAGTGGATGGCTAAGGGCAAGCACTTGGATGTGCGTGAGGCCATGAGGATTGGCTCGATTGCCATGGGGCGAGGAATTGCCCCGCTCCCGCTGCAGGAGGCATTTGAGGAGTGGAAGGAGGCCGCCATCGAGGTGGTCGAGGGGGCGCTTGACCAGTACGGTGATGCGAGCGCAGAGGAGCTCAGGTGGGCACTGCAGGACGATCCGGCAGGCCCAGACCTGGTGCCGTCGCTGGCAGGCTTGCTGAGGGTGTTGAAACGCCCACCAGCTGAGGACTACGCCTTCTGGGCGGATCCCAGACAGCCTGAACCAGCAGAAGCTCCACCTACTCTGGCGAATTGGGCGGATGAGGTTGAGGCAACCGAGAGGCGGTTGGGTGTGCCAGCGGCGGCACCCTTGCCGCGAGCCCGTCCATTGCCGCAAGGCAGGGTACCCACACATCCGGTCACGCTGGAAAACGTTGGCCGTCCCCCCCCGACAGCGGTGTGGGGGCCCGACAGGCCTCCTCGCCCACCACGAGAGGTGTACGAGAGTTCAGGCCGTGTGGGAGTGCGTACCGTCAGGCGGAACGGGGTGCTTTACGAAGCGGCTTCGTCCAGCGATGACGAGGCGTTCTGGGAGGAACAGCGACAGCTGGCGATGGAGGAGATGTTTGACGAGGAGTTGGAGAAATTCGACTACTCGGACTAAGATGGGACTGGCATAGCAGAAGCTGTTTTGGCCATTTTAAGCTCAAATAAAATGGCCTGGTAAGCCCACCGGGGGGTTTAGACCCGGAATCCGCATCTAATCCAGAAAAAACGCAATGCCTAACACTAATAGCAAGCCCAAGAAAGCCAAGAAGGCTGTGAGGATCAGGACTAAGCGAACAATTACGCGTGGTGGCTCCGGATTGGCGAGAACGGCGCTGGAGAGAGTGACTGCGATGGTGCTAAGGGACCCTTGCAACGGGCCACTGGTTCATATCCATTCGGGTGAGACGGGCAATATAGTCCGCCTGGCTCAGGATATTACCATCAACACCACTGCAGGCTTTACCAGTGGCTACGTCGCCTTTTGGCCCGGTACCAATGGGTATTTGACGGGTGGGAATGCCAGTAGTTCTGTGGCGTTTTCCCCGGCCAATTTTCCAGGGCCTGGGGCTACGATGCTGTCGACCACTGCTAGGAAGGCAAGATGTAATGCAGCTTGCATTCAGGTCTTGCCATCATCAGTGGCCATGACAAACATGACGGGTGAAATCGCAACGGGAATTGTGTCGGCGGATACTATTTCCACATTGAGTAGTTTCTCCGTTGATCAGATCTTCCAGCTGCTGACCAGGCGTGAGACGATGGCCAAGGTGCAGTTCGAGCAGGTGTGGAAGCCAAATTTGGCAGACGTCACCTACTCCTCTGCTGCTTCAGCCAATGATGGTACATTCGTGTACAATAACCCTGAGGACTCCAACATGGTGGTGATTGCGTTCAGGGGTTACCCCGCTGGGTCGGGCCTGTCATTCAGGCTGACCAATGTGCTGGAGTACACTGCGCGTGCTGGTACTGGGATGGCGGCTTCACAGGCCACCAACAATGTGCCATACGACAATGCGCTTACGACCGCTGCCAAGTTGGACGCTACTCAGCCAGGGTGGGTGTATCACGTGGGAAAGCTAGCGGAGGCTGCGGCTCATGGAGTTAGTGAGTTGGCGTCTGGGTGGGCAATGAAGAAGCTCATGCCCGCAATGGCAGGCCTGATGCTGTGAAAAAGAAACTAGTAGCAGCTGGCCGATAACGCACGAGATTAATTTAGTATATTGTAGAACTTGAAAAGACATAAGGTTGTCTCCTCTATCTACACAGAGGTTTTCATCCGGTGCGATACCGGCCACAATCTGGATAGATA